GCCGCGCCATAAAGCCAGCCGCGTCATAACGTTCTGGGCGACCGCATCGGGCGTATCTGCGAGAAAGCAGGAGCTTCCCCTGCCCATCGTCATGTCGCCCGCCTCATCAAGCTTCCTAACCTTCATGAGAGCCGTCCTATCGCATCACACACAAGCCAGAAGGCAACAGCACACACAACCGACACAATCGCCCATGCAAGTGCCTTACCTTGTGATGGCAAGTTCTTTTCTGAGAGAAACATTTGCACCTCTAGAAAAACCAATTCATGAAGCAATGGGTCACATAACCTACCGCGTAGATCAACGCCAACCATCTAGCCAGCCTTATTACCCACGGCAGTTCTTTGTCTTTTTTCATAGTCGTCAGACCTAGTAAACCCACTAATATTTGAGTTAAACTCTCCATGTAGACACTTCGCAAAGGTGTTAAAAAAGCCCGTCGGGATCGCACTCCCAACGGGCTTTGTTTTTTTGTGGTCTCGCATCAGTGCGCAGGCGAAGTCTCTGAGCGTTCGCCCTGCGCCGTGTGCGTGTGACCTTTGAGGCTGATGCCATCGGCGACAACATCGCCCGAGACGGTTGCACCGGAGCCACCAGATACACTCAAGCCGCCCTTGCCTGTCATAGCACCGACAACGGTCAGACTCTTTTCGATCTTCACGTCACCAGTAATCGTCGTTGACGGGCATTCAATCGTCAGCGTCGGACACTTGAGTGTCGTCGCGCCTCCTATCGTCCCTGTCAGCGTTCCTGTCGTTTCTACGGTCACGTCATGAGATTTCGGATGAATGGAGATCAATGCCCGATGATCATCACTCCTGATCTCAAGCCTCGAGGTCGAGACGCCCGAGATGCGTTGAGCCTGACTCCAAGGGCCAGGGATGACAAAGCCGTCCGACAAGTCATGCATGCGAGTCTCAGCAGGCGGCTGAACGCCTCCAGACTGCCACCACACGTCAATGGCTCGACAGGCGAAAACCACAAGGCATTCGTCGCCGGTCTTGATCGGGAACGTCATCGAGCATCCGCCCGCATGCGGAAAGACAACGGGACAGTCAAGCAGCAGAGGCAGATTCACTACCTCAACGCCACCATCCTCAAGAACCCGCTTGCCTTGGATAGCCGGTTGAACCTCGCACGTCAGTTCGACAGGATCGAACTTCTGAATGATCCCCGGCAGAGCCGTCCAGATCATCGCTTGACGCCCCGTAAAATGCGCGTCTCTTTCTGATGTAGGATCGCCGATCCTTTCGTTCGTTGAGATCATAGATTCGGGATGTTGTTCAAAGCCGTTGGGTTCATAGGAGTCTGCGCGGCATTGACGCCCGCACACACCATCTTCGTGTACCACTCGTTCCCGCGAGTGTCGCCGACGTGCTCGCGGCTCAGTACGCGATAGAGACCGTCACCAGAGATGAAGCCGCCCGTCGCCGCCTGCTGACTCATCAGATCGGCATCTACAGCTGTGTCGTAATCGCCGCCTTGAATGGAGTTGTTGTCGATCAGCACAAGCGAGCCAACATCAATTCGAGGCTGTAGAAGGCATTGAGCCTCTACGCC